TCTCAAGGCTACCCATACCACGAGTTGAGACACCTAGTTGTACACCACCTTCAAGTAAACCTTTTACGATTTCACCCATTGGAGTGCCCAAAATAGTTGCCTTACCCATCACATTATTGTCCTCAACTTTGAGTTCGGTTATGAGATGGGAAACTTTATCCAAGTTGACAGTAGGACCTTCGGGATGATTTAACTCACCGACAGCCCGTTTAGTTTCAACTTGTTCTTTGGCGTATTTATTTACTGCCTTTTCCATAATCATCTTTGGATAAATACGACCATTTCTATTCTTTTGTTCAGCTTGTGCGAATACGCCTTCGATAGTATATTTTTTACTACCATCCTCCTTGGCTTCGACCAAGCATTGAATATTTTGTTCTGTGTATTCAGCAATAAGCTTCATTAATCTACTTCCCTAACGAATTGCATAAGCATTTTTTGTGCATGCTTTTTCGTATCATAAGTGTCTAATTTCTCACCGTCTACATATGCTTCAAACCTATCATACTTCTGTATAATTTCTAATTTGAAACCCATATATTTTCTTTTATAAACCGTTCGTTCTTTTGTTACAGCTTCTCTAAGATTCTTCAGCGTCTTCATCGGACTCGTCTGTATCAGGTTCGTCTTCAACATCTACTTCATCCTCTTCAGACTCAGTTTCATCCGTAGCTTCATCTTCTTCGGATTCTTCCTCATCATCTAAATCTAGTTCTAACTGCTCATCTTCTTCAGATTCTAAAGCATTATATATTTCGCCAGATACTTTAATTTTTTCTTGTTCTAAAGTATCACCAAGCTTTTGATTCATAATATCTACAAATGTAGTATTAGCCGCGGCATAATCTTTATCTGCAGCTTGTTGTATCAATTGTTCAATGTTTTCCATAATGTCTCCATTTCCTATTATTTATAACAAAACTATTCTTCATCTGGAAGGTTTTGCTGGTCATTATCATTTGGTTGCTCTTCATCAGATTGTTGTGAAACTTGTTTAATATCTTCATCGTTAAACTGTAATACGTTTTTCATAACCCATTCTTTTGAGAAGTAGTCACCCACGTATTGACTTACTTGATCAAGAGTTTGTAATCTTTCTCTTAATAACTCGGCATCCTTTAATTCTGTAAAATGGTTATCTCTTGAATAATCAATAACCAAATCATTTTTCCATCCATTCCAATCTTCGTCTGTGATTAAACCTTTCATTACAAGTTGTTTCTTTAGAATCTCTAAGAATAACATTGAGAAACGTTTACGAAGCCTATCGATAAACTTCTGAAATTTTAATTCATCTCTACTTATCTCAGTAGATCGACCTAGACTAAACTGTGCTTCTTGCTCTAACCTGTTTATAGGTACATTGAGTGAACGGTATAAACGCTTTTGGAAGTAAATGATATCGTCGATCTGTCCCAGGTTTTCACCTCCTGGTAAGGTAGAGATCTCAGTTCCTCGACCACCTTCTCGTCGCGGGAGCCAAAAATCTTCAAGCATCGACATATGTTTTCGATCATCTCTTATTTGTCCTGTGTCTGCGTCATATACAAGTTTATTACGATAACGAGCCATAATATCTTTCATATATTGTTCAGACTTACCTCGTGGCAAGTTACCTACGTCAATATAGAATATTCGTCTCTCAGGCGCTCGTGCAAGCCGGTAGATAACCAGTGAGTCTTCCATCATTCGAAGCTGGTTAATTGGCTTCAGAGCTTTATGTAAATGTGATACAACTTTCTTTCTATCGGCAGATAAAAGGCCAGATGTCACATAACTTACAGAATCGTGTGATAATTTTACACCTGACGTTTGTTGGCCAGGCTTCTCTTGATAAATGTAATATTCATCAACTGATTCAACTAAGTTAGCTCCTGTAATCGGATCTTTCTTTTTCTTTACTTGTTTTACTTTACGAATCTTTGCAGAATCAATAGGACGGATTTCCTGAATACCTGCTTTAATATTAGATTCATTTACAACAAGGTGATGATATAAACGGCCATCAATATACCAACGTTTAAACATGTCGTGGCCATTATTTGTAAAGTCCAACATCGATAATACGTTATCGAACTCTTCTGTAATTCCTTTTTTAATCTGATCTGATACTTCAACTTTGTCAAGAACAATTGAGACCGGAGCCTCAGATTCAGAAGCTGAAATAGATTCATTTATAATATCTTCAATTGCTGCATCAACTTCTGGATGTGTTGATACCCCACGGTATTTCATTATCATCTGATGATTATCTTTAGAATCATCTCCATCAATATTAATATACTGACCATAATGAGAACCAGAAGCAGTAACGTAACCTGCCCCGTCATCGTCTTGACGCGGAACAATAGACTGTAGCTTCTTGTCTTCTTGTTTTTGATTTGCTCTTCGAATCTCGAAGCCAAATATTTTTAATGCATTATTGTCGGCCATAGTTTATCCTAATAGAATACAGAGGGGCATTGCTGCCCCTCTCTCTAATTTTCAATTATGTGGTAGTATTGGATGTCCAGTACTGATACGTAAATTCTACTGTAAATTCTTCAATCTGATCATTAGCATCATATGCAAGATCAATTGGAGAAATTGCTGTCGGGAAGGCAGCTACAAATTTATACGTTTTAAGAATCGTCTCGTCTTTATCTAGCTGATCAACTGTTAAGTCTGCTTGATAATCTGTCGGATTCACTAAACCAGTATTAAGTGAATGGGCGTTAATACCATTCATCCAACGTTCCATTGAGTTTCGAATCGTGAAGTTTGTATCGTTAATGATAGTAGTTGTCCATGGTTCGAAAACACGATCACCTGCCATTTGTAACTGGCGACCACGGAATGCAACAGGCATTGCTGGTACGGTTGAAGCAGGAAGTTGTCCTGTTCTACACATAAATGACGTTAATTCAACATCACCTTCAGCATACGCTGGAAATCCTAATGTTACCTTAAATAGGTTGGGGCGCGCACCGCCACCAGCCAGTTTTGCTTTAAAATCGTCTACACCTAAAATAGCCATTTTTTACCTCCTTACACCCCTGCGATTTCTGAGAAATCAACACCGGTACGTACGGCAACAAAGTTAAGAGTAACAAAGTTGATTGAACGTGCAGGTTTGACAAGGACCGTAGCGACAAATTCATTTCTATCTATAACTGCACCCGTATTGTTTGTTTCGTCACAAACTACACGGAAGTCTGTTATACCACGTCGACCCTTAATGTCTCGTAAGAATGGCTCTACAACTCCAACGAATTCTGCTCTTGTAAATTCATCATTGAATTCAAACATTACGTTTCGAGCTGCGATTGCAATTGCTCTTTCGATAGTCAAGAACAATCGTCGTACGTTAATACGATCGAATGCAGACGGTCTAGCGAGTTTTGTTTTATCACCAAATAGCAACAACCCTTGACCAGGAATATTCGCAATCGGGTTTACACCGTTACGATATAGTACATCTCTCTGAGCTTTGTTTGGAGAGTATGCGATACCTGTCACACCGAGATATTGACCACGTCGTGGACCAGCTGGTGAGAACCATGTTGCAGCCGTTACGTCGGTTGCGGCCATGATGCCTGCGGTTGAAGAGTTTGCCGGAATAAAGATAAACTCATCGTTATATTTATCATAGACTTTGAGATAGTTATTATCAACTACTAAGTATGATGATGAAGTAAATGTTGCGGCAGTTGTAACTGCGTTTGTATTAGCAGCAGTTGCGGTTGCGCCGACGATATCACTCCTTGCAGGTGAAGCAACAACCACACAATCCTTACGCTGACCTTGAGCAATACTTACCATGTCATTAACGATTGTTGTTGTGTCTGCTCTTGAATTCATTTGAGGCGCAATCATAAGATCTACTTGAATTTGATCTTTGTCTTCAAATTTATCAAAGCCTGAAATGTAATCCCCTACGTCCATATTTGTAGATTCATCACCTGAATCTAAAGCGTAGTCTTTAGCAACTATTAATGGATTAGAAATTTGATAATCTTTTCCAGTAGCTACAGCTGTACCAGCATTTGCAACAGTATAATCAGAATCAAATCCGGCCATCCAGATATATTCTGATTTTCTATTGACAACGTCTCTTACAAAGTTTGTAGATCCGTCTGCTGTTTTAGCGTCAGATGCTAATGATACAAATGGGAATGTTTCTAGAACAGTACCCTTTGTTCCTGAGAACTTACCGCCAGCATCAACGATAGCAACGTGAAGTTCGTCATTAGTTGCATTAAGTCCCTCAGCATATGCTGAAGTGCCTGGAGGTGCATCAAAATTGTCTTTATGTGTCCAGTTATTATAAGCTGAATCATTTGTTTGGTTTGGACATAATGATACAGTTAAGCTGTTGCCAAGTTCCCCTGGCCATTTAGCTATAAAAGTATGTTGGTCTGAATCAAATGCTGATAAGGAATTATCCCATGCATCACCGTCTTTGATTCTGACATTTAATCCGTTTGCTGCTTCATTATGATTATAAGCATTATAGCCATCGCTATCGCCTAATACTCGAACCACTTGAAGAGCATTTGTGTACTTAAGAAAGTACGCTGCTGAATGATAGTCAACAGCATTTGCAGATGTAGGCGTACCAAATGTTTCAGCTAACTCGGCTTCATTAGAAATAAGAGTTGCTTGATCCACAGGGCCCCATCTGAAATTACCGACAAGAGCGCCAGTAGAAGAAGAAACTGCTGGCACCACACCAGATGCGTCGACCTCTCTTACCGTAATTGCCGGAGATTCTGAAAATGCCATGATTTTTTTCCTCTCGAAAATTTTAAATTATATGCGGGTCCATAATACGAAGTTGTTCAATTACTGTTATTTATAATATTTAAATATCTGGGGCATATTCTATGGCCCATTGCCTTCCTTCGATTTCTTCTTCTGTTGGATGATTAGGCAATCCATCATCAATGAATCCAAATGGAACAACATCATCTTCTATTTCTTTCATTTTTTGTTTAAACATCATCTCTTTTAAATTAATATCTGTCATGTCAGTAAAGTATTGCGTAGATATAAAATATCCTAGCATTACTAGATTCATA